GGTTCAAAACAAATAAAGGAATTTGACCAATGAATGCACCGACGCCCCAGGCAAGTGCGCCATCTGGCCCCATGAATATGGACCAAGCGGTCCAAGCACTCGCAGCCATACTGCCTGAAGAAGGACAACAGGACGGCGGCGAGACGCAAGAGTCTATTCCTGAAGAGGAAGAGACTGCGGCGTCCGCAGAGGACTCTCTGGATACTGAAGACGCATCCAGCGAGGAATCTGAGGACGAACAATCCGAGTTAGAAGAAGACACCCAGGAGGAAGACAAGCCCCAGGTTTTCACCGTCAAAGTTGACGGTAAGGAAATCGAGGTGACCTTGGACGAACTCCAGAAGGGCTATTCCAGGACTCAGGATTACACCCGGAAGACGCAGCAGGTAGCGGAGGCGCGTAAAGCTGCCGAAGCTGAATTGCAGGCGGTCCGGGCCGAGCGAGAGCAATATGCTCAATTGTTGGGGGCGTTAAGTGAGCAAGTGAAAGTGGCTGCCGAGCCGCAGATCGACTGGGATCGTCTTTATCGTGTAGACCCCATCGAGTATGTACGGCAGCGCGAGGTGATGCGCGAAAACAAGGAGAAGGCTGCCGCTATTCAGGCCGAACAGCAGCGCCTTGCCGAGATCGCGCAGCAGGAGCAGATGCAGCAATTCCAAGCCGTTAAGGCGAAAGAGGCGCAGGCACTGCTCGAAGCGGTTCCGTCATGGAAAGACCCGGCCAAGGCCAAGGCCGAGAAAGCCATGCTGGTCGAGTTCGGCCAGAAGATGGGATTTACGCCTCAAGAACTTGGCAACATTTACGACCACCGGGTGGTTTTGGCGCTGCGTAAAGCGGCGCTCTATGACCAGATGCAGGCTAAACGCCAGGGCATCAAACCCGTGACAAACAACGGGCCTAAACCTGCCAAGCCTGGAGCAGCAGGAAGGGTTTCACAGATGAGCGATAGCGTTCGAGCAAAACAGCGTCTTGCCAAAACTGGCCGCGTCGAAGATGCGGCTTCCGCAATCGAACTTCTTTTGAAATGAGGTAAATCATGGCTATCGTGACCAATACCTTTACGACTTACTCTGCCAAGGGTATTCGTGAAGATCTGAGCAATGTCATCACCAACATTGCACCCGAAGAAACCCCGTTCATGTCGAACATCGGCAAAGAGAATGTCACTAACACTCTTTATGAGTGGCAGACCGATACGCTCGCAGCCGCCGCTGCAAACTCGCAGCTCGAAGGCGACGACGTCACGTCGTTTGACTCTGTGGTTGCTACCGTGCGCCTGCAGAACTATGCGCAGATCAGCCGTAAGACTATCGTCCTGTCCAACACTGAAGAAGTGGTGAACAAGGCAGGTCGCCGCTCTGAGGTCGCGTACCAGATCGCCAAACGCAGCTCTGAATTGAAGCGTGACCAAGAGTTCTCGATGTTGAACAACGCTGGTACCACCTCTGGTAGCACCACCGCTGCTCGCACGACTGCTTCGCTGAATGCGTTCATCAAGACCAACGTCGATTACGACACCACCAACGGCGGCAACCCGTCCTACACGACCCTGCCTACGCTGGGCCGTACTGACGGAACCGTGCGTACCTTCACCGAGACCATCCTGAAGAACGTGATTCAGAAGGTGTGGACTGCTGGTGGTACTCCGAAGATCTTGATGACCGGTCCGGTCAACAAGCAGCGCGTGTCTGGCTTCGCCGGTATCGCCTCTTCGCGTTTCAACGTCGACGGCGGTGCGCGTCCTGCCACCATCATCGGTGCGGCTGATATCTACGTTAATTGATGGCGTCGCCAAGCAGTAATGTTTGGTTGTAACTGGGTGAATTCGGTGAACCTCCGACCTGCTTGCCGAGCAGAGGACAATACCGAGCCAAGCCGCGAAAGCGGAAGGTGTAACGACTAGAGGCGGGAGCCTCGTAGGGCCAAGCGGCCCGAAGTGCCCAGCCCCTCCAAGGAGGGTGAAGAGATAGTCTGATCTGCTAGGTAACTAGCAGCCCCGAAAGGGGGATGAGAAAGTAGCGAATCTCATCTAACATTGATGCAGTGATTTCGGCAACGTGAACGTCGTGCCTAACCGCTTCCAGCGTGAGCGTGACGCTTTCGTGATCGATCCCGATTACGCAAAGATGGTTGTTCTGCGTCCTTACCAACAAGTCGAACTCGCTAAGACCGGCGACGCTGAGAAGCGTATGCTGATCGTCGAGTGGGGTCTGAAGGTATCCGCAGAAAACGCACACGGTCTGGCTGCTGACCTGGTGACTTCCTAATCGGAGCAAAAGGGGCCAGGGAAACCTGGTCCCTTTTTTAACAACCTAAAAACATGACAAATTCAAAACTGTTTGACGTTAATAAGGATCTGGGGATCACCAGGACATGGCATTACGACGAAGAGAAGGACGAGGCGACGATCCAGACGCAGCAGGATGTCTCCGCGATTGTTGAAGAGAACAAGCAAGAATTTAATCAGGTGGATGAGCGCGCACGCTGGGGTGAATGGTCTCGCGTGGCGTCGATTCCCCTGAGTCTGTATTACCAGATGAAGGCTGAGGGTAAGCTCGAGGATGAGGCTTACATGAAGCGCTGGCTCAACGACCCCGAAAATCGCCACTTCCGCGTGCGGCCGGGGCAGGTATGAAGACGAACTACATCGCTGTCTGCACGCCTGCGCGTGATATGGTCCACACCATGTTCACCTATGACCTGGTCAACATGGTGTGCCACCACACGTTGAACACGAACGACGCTGTATCGCTCAAGATCAGCGAGGGAACGCTGATCGCTAACCAGCGCGCCGAGCTGTCGCTCGATGCAATGCGCGAAGGCTGCTCGCATCTACTGTTCGTGGATTCGGATATGCGCTTCCCGCAAGACATGATCTCGAGGCTGCTGGCGCATGATCTGGACATTGTGGCCGCTAACTGCGCCAGGCGCAGGATGCCCACCGGGCCGACGGCGCAGATCTACAAGGAAAACGGCGACCGCGAGCTGGTCTGGTCGATGCCAGAGAGCACCGGCCTGCAGGAGGTTGGATCTGTCGGGATGGGCGTTATGCTCATCAAGGCCAACGTCTTCAAGGGTTTGTCGGAGCCGTGGTACGAGACGCCCTGGCGCAGCGACAAACGAGGGTACATCGGGGAAGACGTATTCTTCTGCAACAAGGCTCGGGCTGCTGGCTTTAAAATCTGGATAGATCACGATGTGTCCAAAGAGATCGGGCACGTCGGGACGTTTGAATTCAAGCACGACCACACCTGGGTCATCAAGGATCTAGAGAAGGAAAAGGCGCCCTAATGGCACTGACAACGTACACGGAACTCAAGGCATCGGTGGCCGACTGGCTTAACCGTACCGATCTGACCAACGTCATTCCGGACTTTATCTCTCTGGCTGAGGCGCAGATTGAGCGCACGCTGCGCACCCGCCAGATGATCGTGCGCGCCACGGCCTCCATTGATACCGAATACAGCGCGGTGCCGGCTGATTTTCTTGAGACTAAGTCGATCAAGCTCAACACCAACCCGGTAACGGCGCTGGTGTTCGAGTCAATCGACGCACTTGATAGTCTTAAATCTACAACCTACATTTCGCCTGGCCGTCCAGGATACTTTGGCATTGTCGGCGGCCAGATCCGTGTGCTGCCGGTGCCTGATAGCACCTACACCGCAGAGCTGATTTATTACGCCAAGCTGTCTAAGTTGTCGTCATCAGTGGCGACTAATTGGCTTTTGACGCAAGCGCCAGATGTATATCTGTACGGCTCGCTAATGCAGGCTGCGCCTTATCTAAAGGATGATTCGCGGGTGCCTGTTTGGGCGGCCATTTACACCCGCGGCCTTGAGGAGCTGCAGATTGCTGATGACCGCGGTGCGACATCTGGTGGCTCCATAATGATGCGGGCCAGGTCTTTCGGATAAGGAGTTTTTCAAATGTCATCGTTTACCGACTACACCGAGAACCTGGTTCTCAATTGGCTGTTGACCACCAACAGCGCCACCCGCCCCACCGCTTGGTATGTGGGCCTGTTCACCGCAGCCCCGTCTGATACGGGTGGCGGCACTGAGGTCTCTGGCAGCGGCTACGCTCGAGCCGCCACCGGCACGATCAGCGTGTCTGGCACCTCGCCTACAAACGCAACAAACGCAGCGGCCATTGAATTCGCTGCGGCCTCTGGTGGTAACTGGGGTTCGATTGGCTGGGCTGCGATTTTTGACGCTTCTACCGGCGGGAATATGCTGGCCTGGGCGGCTCTGTCGACTGCGCGCACCATCAACGATGGCGACGTGCTGCGCATCCCCGCCGGCGATCTGGACGTCACTTTGACGTAATCCAGCATGGCTGCATACGGCGTAGGAGCATACGGCGCTGGTCAATATTCAGATCCTCGGGTCGGGTATGGCTACGGCTCCTACGGTGTAGGGAACTATTCCCGCGGCTCATTCGAGCCTGCCTTAACGATTGCGGCCACATCGGCTGCGACGGTTTCGGCTGTACGTTACGTCACCACCGCAGTGTCGATCGCGGCCTCGTCAGCGGCGTCTGTTTCTGCCACCGCGGTGCGCAGTGCCTCGTTTAGCGTCTCCGCATCGTCTTCTGTTTCTGTTGCAGCGCAGCGCGTTACCTTTGCAGCGGCTGCCGTGGCGGCGGCGTCGTCGGTCAGCGTTTCCGCGGTGCGGTACGCCATTGGAGCCTTTACGGCGGCCAGCTCGTCGGCGACCAGCATTTCCGCGGTGCGGTACGCCATTGCTTCGTTTGCTGCTAACGACGAAAGCGCAATGTCGGTGGCGGCGATTCGGGTGCCGCTGGTCAGTATCCTGATTGAGGCATGGGCTGACATGACGGTCAGCACCAGCGTGATCGTGAACCAGGCGGTCACGATTAACGCCGAGTCGGCCGTCTTTATTAGCGGGATTCGAATCCATCCCGGTGCAATCTTGTTTACATCTAGTTCTGGCGTGGTTGTCAATGGTGTTCTAAAATGGGTGCCAGAATCTGATACATCGGAAACATGGACTAGCATCCCAGACACAGGCGAGGTCTGGACTGCGGCTTCCGACGCATCAACGAGCTGGACTGCGCAAGGCGACACGTCCGAGTCTTGGACCCCAATTTCTGTAAATTCTGAAACGTGGCAAATCGCCGCATGAGGTGCTAAATGGCCGATACGACTACCACCAACCTATTGCTGACTAAGCCCGAGGTCGGCGCCAGCACGGATACCTGGGGCACCAAGGTCAATACTGATCTGGACACCATCGACGCAATCTTCGCTGCTGCAGGTAGCGGCACAAGTGTCGGCATGAACGTCGGCAGCGGTAAGACGCTTACGGTGGCCGGCACGATGGCGCTGACCGGCAACATTACTGCCAACGGAGCAACAATCAGCCCGACGGAGCTGGGCTATCTTGACGGGGCCACTTCTGCTGTTGCAGTTAAGGCGACGGCCCAGTCCTTCACCGCTGCCCAGCGCGGTGCTGTGTCGGCCCTGACGGACGGCGCAACGATCACGCCTGATTTTTCGCTTGCCAACAACTACAGCGTGACCCTCGGCGGTAACCGCACACTAGCGAACCCAACAAACATCACGGCTGGACAGCACGGTGTAATTGTGATTACACAAGACGGCACCGGCTCGCGCACTTTGGCTTACGGCAGCTCTTACAAATTCCC